GGCACCTCCGTATACTGGAGACATAGGAGACTTTGCTTCATTTTGTCAGGGCGAAGATAGTTTCTTCGAACGTTGGCAGGCAGCCGCAGGGGGGAAGGCACTTCCAGGATGGAAGTACCGATCTTCCTATGGTTACCTAATAACGTCCGCGGGCGCGAACAGCAGCTTAGCTATGACTTCCCTTTATTGGGATGCCCTCGCTTGGTCAAATTCCACCCGGAATCTGCCACTCGAATGGTATACCCTTTGGGGGGATTTCAAGCTAAACGCTCTCATTCGCGTTTTGATGAGTGAAGCTGAGGTCTGGAATGACGCCCGTTTAGAGTATGACACTGACGCTATCAAACCACTGAAATTATTAAAGCCGTTACTCTTCGATGAGGAAACTAAAACTTGGGGATTAAACCCTGAGATTTGGAAATCCATTCGTCGAGTGATGACTATAGATGAAGACGGTGAATTTGATCTAATTTGGCGGGCTTCGCCTGCTCAGATTAGTGAAGTTAGGAAACTCCTGTTGGACTGGCAAGCCCAACGGAAGGATCTTGGCAACAATCGCCAGTACTATCTGGATACCTTGAAAGATCTTCCCGATATTCAAATCGAGAGATGGATCGAGGTATTTCGAAAAGTAGGTCAACACCCTACACGGATGTCTTATCACAAACCTCTAGTAGGCCGATTACATTCTATTCCGGAACCTGCGGGAAAGGTTAGGGTGGTAGCGATAGGTGATTACTTTTCTCAAGTAGCTTTAAAACCGCTACATGAGTATCTGTTTTCCCTTCTTCGCCTCAATCCTAACGATGCCACTTTCGGACAACAGGAGGCCGTAGACCTTTTCGCCTCTGCAGGATACAAAGAGATTTTCTCTTATGACCTGAAGAGTGCGACGGATCTGATCCCTGCCCAGCTCTATGTAGAGGTTCTTATACCTCTTATAGGGCGGAAAGGTGCAGATCTTTGGCTAGACCTCATGAAATCTAGAGAGTGGTTATCCCCAAAAGATGTCCGAAAACAGAAAGAGTTCGTTCGCTACACGCGGGGTCAACCAATGGGACTACTCAGTAGTTGGGCATCATTAGCTGTGGTCCACCACGGACTAGTTCAGTTTGCTGCAAAGCAGACTGGCTGGAAAGGGTGGTTCCCTCATTATCTCGTACTTGGTGATGACATAGTCATCGCCGATGCCGCGGTAGCTGAGGCCTACCTTAACGTATGTAACGACTTCGGAATCAAGGTCGGTTTGGCTAAATCTCTGATATCCAAGAATGGATTGATGAATTTCGCTTCACAGACGCTTCTTGATAACAAGAACCTTTCTCCGATCAGCCTGGGTGAAGAGCTAGTTGCTCTTAACTGGGACCGACGGATAGAGCTTGCAAAACGAATCGTTCATCGTTATGATGGAGAAGAGCCACGTGCCAACGGTTTCTTACGAAGAGTATTGACCGCAAACCAGTGGCAAGCCTTACAAGGCGAGCTTACTGGAATGCGGAAAAGGGATCAAACCCGTTTTATTGAGTTTATTCTGCGGAATCCATTCGTAGGAACGGATGACTTCCACATAGACCGTGTAATAGACTGGTTAGCACTACTAGTGCCTACAATCAATACGGCCAACTCGCTAAAAGCGGAGCTTGGGGAAGCAATAAGAGCTGAGCTCTTTAGCTTCGTTAAAAATGTCCACCAGGCTAAGGTTGACGACCTCAATGCGTGCATTGGGGCTGCCAGCCGATTAGCTGGGGGAGGGCCCAATAATGATTGGGAGCTCCCTCATTACTGGAACTACCTTCAGCAAGCAGTTTCCGCGAAATTTGAAAATATTTCACGTGATATGCAGGCTGTTGGTCTTTCCATTAAAAAGGTGGAACCAGGCTACTTGCCATCGCTGGAAGCGATCCTCGAGTGGTACCTGACCCTCGAGGCAGTCCCCCCTCTTAGTAATCGGTTCGGACAGGATCCTAGATACAATGTATTTAGTGTCCTGAAAGAACTGAAATTGAGGGAGACACTGGGAAAACCTAAACTTGTAGGTAAGGTAGGCTCAATGAACCTGCCGGCGCCTAAGGCGCCGAAAGATTCTTTAAGAGCCCCGCTTCAACCAATCTTATTGGCTGTCGCACGAGCCTTTGGAGTTAAACTCCCGCTCTATGAGATAAAACTCTCTCGACCAAAAGCCTCTTTCTTTGCCACACTTATGGCATCAATTGAGGATTTTGAGGTCTCAAGAATAAAGTCTACTGCATCTCCAAACAGAAATGAAGTGGCTTTAGTACCAGTGGAGGTAGGGTTACCTCCTATGGTAGTTCAAGTCTTCAACGAGCTTGGATCTTTAGAGACTTAGGGATTAAGTCATAGGGGAAGTCCCCAAGGGGGCAAGGTGGTAGACAGGACTATCAAAAGATTAATCTCGCAAGAGGTAATCTCTGAGGTCTCTGACGTCGGAGAGGTCTAAAAGACCTTAAATAACTCGCCCGTGTTCAATCCATGGGAAGAGAAGCCGAATCGGGGTTTTACCCAAATAGAGCTCCTACCTCCCTTGTTTCCTTCAGAGAAGGAAACCCTTGAATCCCGGTCCCGGACATCGGTTGGTCCCCCCGAAAGGGGAAACAGCCGACTGCTAGCAACAGTTAAGTCGCTGCGTTCCTGGACGCTAAAACCAAGGTGGAATTAAAC